GTTATCATCCTCATTCTCCTCTCTGATCCAAATCTGCGCCGGATGTCCGTCGTGAACAAACCAGTCAGCAAACTCTTCATTCGTGATCACTACCGTCCCATGGTCGGTGTGCTTGAACTGCATCCCCGTGTGGCACCTCGGACAGGTCGTTCTATTGAGCCATGTCGGCAGTTTCTTCTTCAGCAGGACGAACCCGCATCCCAGACAGGTCCTCGCCTCCTCCGTCTGGGAGAATGCTATTCGTCGCATGATTTTTGGTTTTGTGTGCTCCATACTTCCTCCAAATAATTTATGTAACCCACCAGCAATTTATCCGGCAGAGGCTTCAGGTCAGAATAGGTGTTACTGATCCGCCCTGCCTCTGACAGAATGTGCTCCCAGGTTTCGTCGCTGGGTTTTCTGTTGATTGTTTCTTTTGTCAGCTTCCATATATCCGTTATCAGCTGATATGCTCGTTTTAGGTCTGTCATGTCTACCTCCTAAAATGGGATCTCGTCCGGAACATCATCTGGTTCAACCGGGACAAATCCATGATCCACATCTCCCCACTCAATGTTCCAGTCGAAATCGTTCAGCCTCTCGCTGATCCGTTTGGAGGCCTCATCATAATACAAGTCGATTCCCTTGCAGGTCTTACCATTGTGACGATTCTTCAGCACCGATATCTGCCTGTCACATGGCGGATCTTCTCCCGGCTTTGTCTCTGGCCTGAAATACCGGAGGGCAATGTGTGCCAGGTTAGGAATATTCCCGCTGCCTGCAATGGAATCCAATGAGAAATCCTTCCCGCTGTCCTTCCGAGGATGCGCAATAAGAATGATCACCGTCTCAGTAATCTTGGCAAACGCTACCAGGTTCTTGATAAACTTGGACTGCTGGCGATACAGATCCGACGATGCATCATCATCGAGCGCAGTCATAAGGTTGTCTATCATGAGGACTTTGCATCCGTACTGATAAACCGCAGATTCCAGGATCTCCATGATGGACTGCTGGTCATCATCGTCATTGATATCCCCGTCTTCTGTGGTCAGGTAAAACTTATGCCTCATCCATGCGGATAGCCTGGCGGAATCAGCCGGGTCCACATAATAGTCTTCCTTCTTCAGACGGCAATGCTTAGGGCCTACGATCTGCCGGTCTACCCAGTTCTTAAATTCACTGTCCGGTAACTCTCCACTGTAGACATAGCACTTATGCCCCTGGTTGAGTGCGTGAGTTATAAACTGGGAGCCCATAGTTGACTTCCCGTCTCCTCTTGCGCCGGTCAGGATAACCAGGTCCTTAAAACAGAACCCTCCGCCCAAGACATTATCCAGGGCCTTGATTCCTGTTGAAAACTTGGGCTTGTCATCTAGGTTTTCTGCTACGATATCAGCCACCTCTTTGATCCGCTTATTTTTCACCGGAACTGCATGCTGAATGGCATAGATGACAGCGTCCTTCCCTTTCTTCATGAGGAGCTCGTTGGCATCCTTGCATTCCTGATAATCCTCCGGACGAACATGCTTTACAGAGCCGGTCCGCTTCAGCCGGTTATATAACTCTTCTACCAGGGTAATGGTTCCATGCTCATTGTCTCCGAAGACGATAAACTCATCGAAGTTATACATGAAATCGAAGCAGGTAGGATACCAGGTGAATCCGTTCTTCCCTGTGGGGACAGATACAGCATTTTCGAAACCACATTCCGCAACGCTCAGGGAATCTATCTGACCTTCTGTAATAATTAGGGTTTTATTATCCATATTGCACTGATCCATGCCGAACAGGATTGACACCCCGCCCTTCTGACTCCATTCCTTGGAGCCGGTGCGCTCCGGATCAATGTTCCGGTACTTAATCATCTGCAGCATTCCCCGCTCATCGACAAAAGGGAAGACCAGAATGTTCTCATTGTCTTTATGGCAGGTGATATTGTATTTTTCTGTAATTGCCCTGCTGATTCCACGGGACTCCATATACTCCACGGCCTTCGGTTTCGGCTCCCTCTTCTTGAACTTCTGCCAGAAGATTGCATGGGTATTCCTGGCTCCCGGATCGTAACCGTTACTGAGTTTAAAGCCGAAATCCTTCGCCAGGCGGATCATGTTTCCTTTCACTCCGCAGGATGAGCGAAAGCACTGAAACACTCCTGTATCCATATTGATGGAAAACGTCTTTTTATCTTTTTCTGATCCTTTACAGTATGGGCAGTATTGGAATGTTAACTCATTCCCTTTCTGGAAGGAGTGAATCCCAACGATCTCAGCAAATCTCCTGGCATCAGCAGGATCAAACTCATAGCGCATCGATCATCGCCTCCCACTCTTCCACGCTCTGTTCGACTTCGCGTGCCTGCCCGTCAGGGCAAAGGCTAAGCGAAGGGTCATTGTAATTGGCATTTACATTGCCATTACCATTCCCATTTACATTAAAGGGTTGTTTGTTTTTGTTGTTTGTTTTTCTGGCATTCTGGTTACCCTTGGGAGCACCATGTCCTTTTGCGTTCTGATTCCCCTTCGGAGCCCCGCCTTTCCGCTTCTTTTTCTGGGCATCCACTAACGGCATCCAGTTCATCAAAAGCATCTGCATCATGGGGTCGTCTGGGTTCTCCGGAACCGTTCCATAGATTCCGTAATTGATGATCTGCATCAGGGCCTCAATCTGCTTTTCTTCGCCCAGCAGGGCAGCGGACTCAAGCCATGTCTGATATATGACTACAGATTCATTCTTATCAGCCATCAAACTCACCCCTCTCCAGTCGCTCCTTCAGATCTCTGTACAGTAACTCTCTGATGATCTTCCCGCTGGTCTCTTCCTTACAGAAAATTACTGCGGTATTGTATCGGATCATCCATGATGTCAGAGATGAGAAGAAGGCTTTCGGATGCATCTTGCTTTTGTACTTGCCAAGAATCAGCTTCTCCCAGGTGGCATTCTCTACCAGGAGAATAAACCTGGCATGATGGTCAATCGACTTTTGGAACTCTCTCTGAAAACGATCCCGACCACGGCCGAAGCACATCGCCAGTTCATCCAGGTCCATCTTCCGCTCGATCACGCACTTCCCGACCACCTTCTCGGAATGATCAGGAATGATTTCAGAACCGTCTGGAAGTGTGGCGTTGTAGGTGTAATCTCCGAACCACATCGGGATCTTATTCTTATAAGGACAGCCGAAAGTCTCATATCTCTTAAATGCTCTTTTTGTTGGCTGTTCCCTGGAGTCAATGTATATGACCATCGACTCCAGAACCTTCTTCTGATCAAAAATATCCATAGCTTAGAATGGTAACTCATCCCCCGATCCTTCAGGAATATCCATGAATCCGTCTGCGTTAGTTGTCACCAGCTGTTTAGCGTCAATGATCTTATCTGCCGGAAGCGTGTAGGTGCCTTCCCGGATCAGGGACACTTTACAGAGCCTTGCCAGGTTCGTTGCAGATCCGACGGAACCGTCCCGCTTTTCGTACTGTCTGATATTGAACAGACCGCCGATCAGCTTGCCCTTCAGCTTCTGCTCATCCCAGTCGAAGTGGTAGCCATCATTAGAATCCTCAAAGGCCTCGATGATCGTCTTGAATTTCCGCTTAGTCCAGCCGTCCTTCTCGGAGCCGTCATCATTAGGAACGTTGATAAAGAAGTTGCATCTCCATTTCTTGTCCTCGCCACGCTGGTTCTTGTAGTCATCAGTGAAGTGCTGTTTATGGTCACCCTCTGCGATATCGCAATGGAGAGTCACATACTGACCGATAGAGTTTTCCTTCAGGTCTACTCCAAGGACCTTCAATACATATCCGCCCTTAGGCAGCTGTTTATATTCTCCGTAGGACTGTGTGCTTGCGTAATCGTTAAATCTTTTAATAGCCATATTAGTATTCCTCCAATGCTTTAATTACAATCATGATATCGTTATCACATTCATCCATCTGAAAAGCCCCCAGCGGGACCTTGCACGTTGAACCGTCTGCTGATAAAATAAACTTATAATTTCCGTCCTGACGGACCGCCCAGATGACTGTGGTCATCTTGCTTTCCAGAACCAGCTTCTCCAGTTTTCGACCATTGGTTTTGATTCTGGTTCTGATGATTCCGTTATCGTCGGAAATTGTCTCAGAGTGGCAGAGGATAATGACGGTCAGATCGTCACGCATTTCAAGGCACTGGTTAATGATTGACCAGCCGTTCTGCGCCAGATCGCTCCATGCGCTTCTTTTATCGCCAGACTGCATGGACAGAATCTTCATTTCCTCTGCCACCATCATTCCGTTCAGAGTATCGATTACAACGTACTTGATCTGCTTAAACTGTTCTTCTGTATCAATCTTCCTTAGTAACTGATCGACAATACTGAAACTGTCAGAAGACCAGTAATTTTTTGCCTCCTCATTGAACTGCTTCCTCCAGCCCTTCCAATTAAGGCCCTTTTTGTCACAGTCAATGTAGAAGGTTTCGGCAGGCGGGAGGTTCCGCATTGCAGTCGTTTTCCCGCTGCCTGATTCGCCCATTACTCCAATTACTTTTGCCATGTTATACCTCCTTACTTCAATCTGATTGATTCACCACGTTCTCCGATCCGAGCATATGGAAGTTCTTTTCCTGCTTCCAGGTCTTTTCGGATAGCGTCCTTATTAGCCTTTACATCCCAGATCTGATACTCTTCCGGCAGAGACTCGGCAGGGATATCGTCAAGGATCAGCGGAGCCTTCCCGCCATTCTTCTGGATCTGCCAGGTGAAGTGCTCGCCCTCGACCTTCCTGGTGTCATGGAGCTTCATGGAAGCCATGATTGCCTCATTGATGCGAGTGATGTTCCCGTTGATCCGCCTCTTCTTCTCCGTGAGTCGTTTGACCTCCATGTCGATCTTGGCGATGTCCATGGAGAGCTCGTTGCGAACAATTCCATAAGCATCCAGCTTGTGCTCCCATTCTCCAGCCATGGCCTCGATGGTATCGTTCAAGACTTCCGGATCAAGATCCTCATCCTCTGCCAGCTCCAGCAGTTCCTGGAACTCGATGTCTAATTCATACAGCGTCATCCTCTTCTACCTCCTTTTCCTTTGCAAAGTTAATGATGATGGGCATAACATCCGGATTCTCCGCCTTGCATACCGCATGGAACAATTCACTGATGTAACTCCATGCCTGATGCGGGTCTGAATACTCCAGGGGCTCCGGAGCATAACCATTGCCTGTTGTGATAAATACTTTCATTGCTTTACCTCCTTTATTCACTGATAACTGTCCAAATAACACCTAAAACCAGAGCGATCAGGAGCGGGATGCTCGCCCTGAATCCCTCGACAAAGATAAATGGTCCGGTAAGCATGGCGCATACCACCGTCGATGCGATTGCTGTTAATCTCATTTAATCCTCCTTACTGACCTGCCACACAGGTCTGCTATTTCTGCTGGATCGAACTTGGGAACATGCTTCCTCAGTGCTGGGTCCTTGAGATAATCTTTGTATTTCATGTAGTCGATGATCGCAAAATAGTTATATCTGGTTCCTGCGATTGCATACCGACTATACCTGCTTCCGGCACCGACCTCTTCCTCGAATCCCTTGATCAGCTTATAGATGCTGGTCTCTCCATAGCCAAGTTCTTCCGCCAGCTGTTTCTTGCTCATATATGGACAGTGCCTTTTTTCCAGCACTATCGTCTTTTCCATGTCATCACCCCTTAGATCTGCCGGCAAACGTCCCGGATCAGAGCGATTCCGGAGTCACAGGAGACATTGATCCGCTTCTTACATCCATTAGCGTACACAGCTGTCACTGTCTCGAATCCGCTTTCTCTCTTATACTCCAGGTCCATCAGGTTCCATCCTGCCCTGGTCAGCACCAAGGCCTGGAACAGCTTCTCCAGGATCTTCTCCTTGTCTTCGTGCATAGTGGCCTCCTTTCAACAATAGATTATGAGTCTACTTCTTTGGCATAAAAAAATACACGTCTCTGGTCTGCCGGATCATCAATGCCTAACAAGTCACAAAGCACCTGGATCTCACTGGCCTTAAATTCTGACGCATTCGTGATTTTATTTGTCAGAGAGGGCCTAGTAATGCCAATTTTGTCGGCGATGAACTGGAGTTTGAGTCCGCTTTCCTCGATATACTTCCTCAGTAGAATAGTATCTGTCACTTTAACACCTCCTTTCGATGTGGATTCTAAATCTACCTCCCTCATAGTAACATCGGATAGATTGTATGTCAACTATTTTTTACATTTTTAGTAGATTTATTTTCTTTTGTGTGGTATATTACCCATACAGGAGGTGGGGAAAATGACATTCGGTGAAAGAGTAAAAGAAAGACGCATAGAACTTGGCTGGACTCAGGAAGAGCTTGCTGAAAAGATGGGATACAAATCCAAATCCAGCATTAATAAGATAGAATTGGGAATCAATGATGTCACACAGAGCAAAATCATAAAATTCGCAGAGGTAATGAATACTTCAGTAGAGTACCTGATGGGCTGGGACGAAGCTGTCCCGACAAGCGGACAGGAATCAGAGTATTATCTTGATGACGAAACAAGAGAGATGCTGCAGTTCCTGGATGAAAATCCGGAATATAAAAGAATCTTGTCTTCGTCAAGAAAACTGAAACCGGAAGACTTAGCGATTATCAAGGCAATGATAGAAAGGTTTAGTTAATGATCAGATACTACCAGGCGGAGCTACCTGCAAGGGTCAAGGCATTTACGGTCAAGAAAGATGGGGTTTATACGATCGTAGTCAACTCGATCCTGGCTAAGACACAGCAACTGAAAGAGATCAGGCATGAATTGGATCATATTGCTCTAGGACATTTTGAGTCTGACAAGTCATATGATCTAATGGAAATTGAAGTCCATGAACGACAAAACCCTCCGGATCAGGGAGGGTCATCGTCGTTTCCTGTATAACATAATAAAGAAAGGAGGTGAGACATTCTGGGAACATCTCGGTGTTAATGGTGCTTAACATGAAAAAGTATCAGCAATCAACGATTTTATAGACAACTGCGGGCCGGTGCAATCGGGCTGAAACCGGCCCATGAGGCAGTTACCTTGTTGCACCTACATCATACCACAGGAAGGAGGGATATGATGTATACACAAATTCAAAAGAGCGGAAAAGTGAGGTTTTTTGAAAAGTATCGTGATCCGCTCACCGGAAACCAGAAGACAGTCTCTGTGGTCCTGGACAAGGACACCACCCGGACCAGGAAACAGGCCGCTGCCATTCTCCAGGATAAGATCCGGCAGAGGGTAGAAGGCAGTCATGACGATGACACGACCTTTCAGGAGCTCACAGAACGCTTTCTGAAGGCCAAATCCACGGAAGTGAAACATTCTACCGCCAGGGCATGGGGAAGCCGAATAAACGGGCTCCTGAGCGTCCTGGGGCCATCTGTGAAGGCCAACAAGCTGACAGCGAAGCATATCTATACCTGCTTCGACAGGGCAGACTATTCTGTCAAGAATAAGAACATCTATCTGTCCTATCTGAAGACCATGCTCCGCTGGGCATACCGCTATGACATCATCCAGGACATCAGCTTCATTGAAAAGCTCCAGCCCTATAAGGAAGTGCAGAAGGTCAAGCCGATCAAATACCTGGAAGCGGACGAACTGCAGACCGTGATCGACAACATCAAGAAGCAGAAATGGAAGGACCTCGCTCTATTCCTGGCCCTGACCGGGATGCGGATCGGGGAGGCGCTGGCCCTCACCATTGATGATATCGAAGACAGGAACATCCACATTACTAAGACCAAAGACATCGTCTACGGTACGATCTCCGATACCCCGAAGACAAAAGAGTCCTATCGGGATGTTTACATTCAGGACCAGCTTCTGCCTCTGATCAGAAAACTCAGGCACGATGCCCTGGCCATGTCGATGGTCACTCATGAGCGCCTGCTGTTCCAAGACAAGAAAGGCGGACTCTGTTACGGAACCTTCGTTAAGATATTCAAGACAGCCTCTCAGAGCGTCGAGAAGGACCTTTCTCCGCATTCTCTGAGGCACACCCATACTTCTTTACTGGCGGAGCAGGGAGTGCCCCTAGAAGTCATCTCGAGACGCCTGGGACATTCCGGAAGCGACATAACGAAGCAGGTCTATCTGCATGTTACCAACAAGCAAAAAGAAAAAGATGCAGCCATCCTCAAATCCATCACGATCTGATAGAAAAGCTACATCTTGGGTACATCTCGATTATTCAACCAGCGTAAATCCGCATGAATAAAGGATATTATTTGATTTTACAGAATCTTTAGAGATTTATATGTATCACTTCAAAAACCTTCAAAAACCTTTATTTATGCGGTCTCTATACTAACAACACTTCAAAAACCTTCAAAAATCTACACTCAAAAGCTACATTTTAGGTACAAAAAAAGAGGGCCGGGAAATCAATCCCAGCCCTTTTGTCTTATTTCCATCTCAGTATTCCTGAGATCTTGCGTCCTTTCGAGTTTAATGCCTTGGAGTAATCCAGCAGGATGCCATTCTTGAATTTAGATCGAATAGCAGCATGTCCGCCCTCATAGACCTTATACCCTTGCCCTGAATAGGCTACGGTATGAGTCTTTCCCTTGAAGGCAATGATATCACCAGTCATCAACAGCCCTTTGTCAACAGCTTTCTTGATGCTGAGACCGTTTGCCTTGTCAGTTTTCTTCAGGACCTTTTTCAGATCTGAATCATATCCGTGGAATTTTCCATCTTTCGCATAGAATCCATCCGGATTAAGGCCCATCATTCTCAAGGCCCAGCGGACAGGTACCACGCAGGTAGTCCCGGTGACTTTCCCGGCTTCGACAGTTCTCTTGGCTTCCTGGAAGGTCCTTTTGGACTTAGGGAATGAGTAGGTCCACTTCTTCGGATGAGCCTTGTAAGTCTCTGAGATCTTCGCCAGGATGCCGACATATTTGAGAGCTTTCTCGGTGCCGGCTATTTTACTTTTTTTTTAATCAGCTTCCCTGCCTTGATCAGCCGGACCATCTCAGTGTTCTGCTCAGCTGTGCCGGTGTAGTCCTTGATCCCGTTCAGCTTGGCAATTCTTGCCCTAGACTCAAAACTGGAATCATAGCCCTTCGCATCCAGGATCTTGACGATGCCGTCATGCTTCCCGGTGTACTTTTTAAAATAAGTTACCGTTTCTTTCTCCATAGGTTTACTCTCCTCTTTTACCGGAGTCAAGAAGAGCTTGTGCTCCGCTTCCCTCCGCCTTTTCAGCCCCCGAAGGACTCTTCCATCGGCCTTGTTGTACAGAAGCATTTTCTTGGCTATGGTAGCCTTTGACCGCTTGCCATGATCAGTCAGCTGGTCAATGCTTCCGATGTTGTAGGCGAAAGAAGTCAGCGCTCCCGCCTCATTCTCATTCCAGTGGTATATGTGGTCGTATTTCATAACCTTGCGCAGGTATTTCTTTTCCAGGGTTTCCTTCAGCCACTTCTCTGCTGTGGGCTGGCTTATGGTCATTCCCATGCGGATCACCTTGCCGGTGATGCTACTGTCCGCATTCGTGGTTCCCCAGCCTATAGTGACTACTCCAACTGCGTCCTTATAGGCGTGCAGGTGAAATTCCTTGATCAGTTTCATCGTCGCTTGATTGATCTTCATCTTCCTTCTTCACTCCATTCTCTTCCGCAGCATGCCCCAGGACGCTGATCAGTGACTTCGGCAGTGAGCCAGGGAAAGCTAAATTCAAGTTCTCAATGATACTCATGATTTCCATAAAAGTAATGTAGCTAGTGATCATCCGCAGACATGGGAATGTAAATCCCAGGTCAACGACCGTCTGGGAATAATCCAGAGCTACACCGAAGGCAATCACGACCAGAAGACATAGCTTCCGGAACCCGCCCTTCCTCATGATGTGGCTCTTGAATGTGCCATTAATCAGAGCCTGCAAGACCCCGGTAACGACATCGAAGACAATAAATATAAGTGCGACTATGATGTATCTGTAGTCCATTTTGGAGCTCCCTCCTACTTGAAAAGGGAGACCGTCTGGCCTCCCCCTGGTTAATTAGTTACTGATTCAAATTGCCCTTTAAATCAGCTTTCAATCTTGATAATTGCCACTACATCTCTATAGCCTGTGTGGTTATCGTATGCCTGTTGTACAGCATCATCAAAATCGTCAGCTTCAATTTGATATTGTCCAAATTTTGTAATAACGAGATATCGCATATTTAACCTCGATTCTCTTTAAGTTAATTCTACAACTTTAATCGTCCAAGCATCGGGCCTACAAGGGTCACACGGGTAATACTCTTCATTGACCTTACAATCGTCTATAATTCCACCCATAGAAACAACTTGTAAATCCTGTGGCATTTGATTTAGCAATGTTATTAATTCTTTTACTGTCATATTTGCCCCTTTAACTTATCAACTAATCAGTCATAATTACTCTTGTAGTTGCAATATACATTTTACCTGTGGCATTATCTACATCTATTCCCTCTATCGGATAATCTGTATCTACCGTTGCGGTTTTACTTAATAATTCACCGTCAGTATTATAAACACTTACTGAATTTGGTACACCAGTATGACCTGCCGTTACTATTATTGCACCCTTGAAGAATGTCATGCCTTCGATGTAAGGTAAATATCCTATACTTTTTTCGCTAATAATATTTCCGCTAAAATCCCCAACAACAAAATTAATATCACCAAGTTCGGTAGATGTTTTTGCGACAAGCATATAAACTCTTTCGTTTGCTTCATCTACACAACAGTTCATATAACCTGTAAGCGTTGGGTAGTTTATTGTATTCACAAGCGTAAATGCTCCGTTTGAATACTGATTCACATAAACTTTTGCATCATCCTTGTTCCAACTACCGCAATAAAGGTATGGATAATCGCCATGAAGTGTCGTACCGAACATAGCATTATTTCCGTGTCCATTTGTTATAGGTATCAATGCACCATTATTAATGGAACACTGCCCTTCAATAAAATCGAAAACCGTGCCATTGTACACTGCTATATCTTGTGCAGACAGTCCAACAGTTCTCGTTCTGCTTAAATATTGCGTTGAGAATGCCTTGTTTGCAATGATAGGAGATACATAATTCAGCATAACGGCAGACATACTTTTTGTCTGGATCTCGTTCCAAGAGAACCAAGTCCCGTTTGCTCCCCGTTGACGAAAATAACGTTTTGATACTGTTGGATACCATATGTCTTGATATATAATGTTATTAAGAGTTTTTTTTGTTTCAAGAAAACAAGTCTGACCAGTTACAGGAACATTGTTTAATACTTTCGTTCCAGTCCAAGACAAACAACTATCCCCAGTTATTAAATTAGCATCAAGATTGTAATAATCAATAAAGTGTGCAACAGATGGATTATATTTTGTTACTGTTACAGCATCGTCAGCGGTTAATATTGCGGAAATAGCGAAATCAACATACAAGTAGGCACTCCCGAACACGTTGGTGATGACTTGAGTATCTCCCCAACTTAATCTGTCAAGAAATCCAATGTCAACAGAACCATTCGCCAAATTAGATGCAGACACATCACCAAAAGCAAGTCTGAAACGATTCGCACCACCTGATACATTTCGAACAACTTTATATGTTGCTCCTGCCTCAACTGGATAAACTGCAACACATCCATTATTAATTGCTTGAATTGTACCATTTGAAATATATAATCCTCTAACAGTTTCGCCGTCTATTACGTTATCAAACTTTTTATTGAATGCTTGTATTTCGATAGATGGATAAATGTTATAAATGTTTATTGTTGATACGAAATCAGATGGAACGATGGTGTTATTGGCATCATTTCTTACAACAACAAGCAGGTAGCCATTCTGATTAATTTCGAATGTTCCATCCGCTGTCTGCCATGTTGATTGCTGTTGTAACGCTGTCTTATATGTTATGTCGGAACATACCTTGAGGCTAAGCTGATTATTTGCACCGATAACATAATCTACCTTTTGACCCACCTTAACTGGAATTATCGTTTCAGAAGAAACAAGCCTAACCGATGACGATGTTATCCCTTGTCCGTCAACCCATTGAGCCTGTTTAAAATCTGATGAATCTAACGTCATAAAGCCTTCTCTAACATCATTTAAATCTTCCTTTAAGTCAGTAAGTTCAGCACCGAGATTCAGCTTCTTGGTGCCGTCTGTGGTATGGTCAATGGCGACATACTGGCCGTCCTTCAGCGTGGTCTCTGTCGCCAGTTCTGTTATCCTCTTTTTTGCCACTCTAAATCATCTCCTTCATCTGTTATTAAGCTGTCCTCGTCATTGATCATGAGGTCACCGCCTTTTGGAAACTGCGAGAAAGCAAGTAGCTCGTCATCCGGCCATACCAAGCTCATCGCTGCTGCAGTAGTAAGGCCTGCACGTTTCAATATTGCGATCTGCCAGATCATACGATTACCTCCCAGGTCCCGTCGATGCCCTTCTGCCACATTGACCCGAACCCAGCTGTGAAAGCTATAGATCCCACTTCAATGGTATTGGGCAGATCACTCAGATCAGCCTCAGATTCGACCATAATGGTTGCTGTAATATTAGAATGGGCGCTTGTCCCATCGTAAAGAATGTCATAAGCCATGGTTATCCTCCTTATTGAAGTACGGCTATCCAACTAATATTTGGTGCTGTTTGCGATGACATGCCGTTATAAACACGGACATAAAAACCTGTCGCAGTAACGTTATACACGCTAATTTGCACCTTGTTGAAGTCCACACTTGATGATGTGGCTTGGATTGTTGCTGTTACTATTGGGGCACTCGTAAAGGTTTTTGTAAAACCAATCTCAAAACTTTGATAGCTGTTTGCTGATGTTGTCGCTCCAGTCTTTAGTCCGCAATCTATCATGGTAGGATGATTGTATGCAGTGATGTTCCCAGTAGTATCTACGGAAAAAACATTCTTGGGATTCACTATATCGCCGTATCCAACCTCAAAAACGTTGTTGGAATCCCCTTTGTTATATGCTCCAACGGCGAACTGGTAAGATGTTTCTGCTGTAAGGCCTTTGCCGAACGTTGATGTAAATGCTCCTTTTGTTCCTACTCTCGTACCGAATGTCAGTGAAGGGGTTTGCTGCGTTGGACTTTCCTCGACCCTCAACAGTCCATTTCTTTGCATCGTGTTGTTCCATGTAACAGTAAAAGAGTGCTTCCCGTCGTAAACAAGCGTGAACACAGTCCCTGCCTGTGATGTGTAGTTTTCCGTTTTTGCAGTCCCTTTAACTGCTGACCAGCCTGCGGTCTCTATAAAGCCTCCACCCATAAGGGCGAGGCCAACAAACACGTCAGTTCCATCTCCTATGAAGTCAAAATCAGGGCTGTCACTAATGGTCATGCTTGCATCTGAAGATACCCCTACAATAGATGTAACCTTCTTGCTATATGGGATCGTCTTTTGTTCGCCGTCCATATCTACAGAAAAGAATCTTGCGCCATAGGCATTAATGCCCTGAATATTATCAGGACTAACAACCACCCGTGCTCCATCTGTTCTGCCAATTCGAGCATTTTCTCCGTAATTTGCTACAGATTTCCCATTCCGTACTATATCGACATTGTTTCGGATTCTAACTCCGTTCTGATTGTCGTTGTTGCGATGAACAAAGATCCCATCATTCGTGTCAGTAACATAATCCGTTGCAGTCTTTGCGGATTCACGAGCCACGGTATCGTCTGTTGGAGGTGCGGTTCCATTACCGGTAATCCATGCCTGATTATTAGCCACCCTGACCCGGACAGTATCACCGGGCTTAGCATCGATGGTCAGCTGGGCCGGGGTTTCATCCACTCCTCCAGGGATATGCACATAGGCCGTATCCCCTTCCACTCTGAGGATCGTTGCAGCGGTATCATATGGTTTTGTCTTTTCCTTCCCGCTCGCTTCTACTGCTTCCAGGAAGTTCTTCATTATTCGCTTGGCCATATTGCTAAATCGTCACCTCCATCTGTCGCAAGGTCATAATCATCGTTTGTGATCAGCGTATCAAGCTCCGGCATGACTTCATCCTGTCCGCCTCTTGCCGGGATAGTAACAACTCCGTCATATCCCTTGGCTTCTTCTGATGTCTTCCCTCCAGCGCCAATCTCTATCTTCTGATCAGTGACCTCATAATAACCGTTTATGTTCTGTCCAGGATAGGAGATATGGATGATACTGCCTACATTGATGTCAGGATGGTATCTCCTGTCATATCCCAGCTCCGTACCTACCGCCTGCAGTTCCTTGAGCCGTCTCTGAGCGTACTCGGCAAGAGTCTCTCCGTCAGCAAGGTCGCAGTCTTCTTCCTGCCAGACCTCTCTCCCACGGTTCACTGTGGACAGTGGGGAATCCTCAGAGTCATCCCTGGCCACTGCGCTCATGTCATCAAAGATAACTCTCAGCACGTTGGGACAGGAAAACCAGTCATGATCCACGGAGATCTCCGGCTCGATGGAGTCATTCTCTGACGGGCTGAAGGTCGCTGCCAGGACATTAGACTTCGGGCCGATTCGAATCGTTCCGGAGCCCGATATGTCTATTTTCCAGTTGATGGCCTCCAGGATCTTCTTCGCCATGGTAAGCCGTGTCTCTCCGTCCTCTGCGATGATGGCATTGCCAAGCAGAGGGGAGCCCGGTTCCGTCTCGATCGGGGCCGGGGTTACGCTGATCAGTTCCTTTGCCAGGTCCGCCCCGGATGCGCCAATGGGAGCATAGTATCCTCTCTGCAGGAAAAAATCATCTGCTGGCTTCAGCACCGAATACATCTCTACCGGTGTTTCTACCAGCACGCCATAATGAGTCCGCTCTGGGGATGTAGCGAGGCCGGTGAACATGGCATAGTGCCCCGCTGCTCCGTCCTGCCTGGTATCCATCCATACCCGGACCCATCTCTCTCTTGATTGGTCATACCTGATGCAGTTAAGATAGCAGGCTTCCTGAAGGTCGGTATCAGAGCGGGATATGCTCCCGCCCGTGATCTCGAACCGTTCTGTGTCCCTCCAGGTCACCGGATCAACGAATGCAGCATAGAAGGTCGCAGAGTAGCCTTTATTCCACTTCATACAGATCCCTCCTGATTGCGTCATATCCTTCCGGGTCAACCCTGGTGATCTTCACATCAAACTGGGCTAACTTGCCTGCCGTCTGATAGGATTGTTTCTCAGTTACCTGCACATCTGCAGCAAAGCTGGAGCCGTCCGGAGTTCTGACATGGCAGATGCCTGCATAGACCGCAAGCCTTCTCATGGTCTGGATCGTCTCCGGATCTTCAAGGATGACCGTTCTGGCTGATACGCTTCCTGTACGGCTTACCCCTGGATTCCAATCTCCCTGGATGCTTCCGCCCAGATATGTGGTCTGCTTGAAGTCTTTCTCCCATGATCCGGATACATCAAGGTCATACCCCAGCACTGCTTTGTCAGATCCAAAGTCAATGATGGTTAATTTCTCATCAAGGTATTCATCGACATCTGTCCAGGCAAAGGTATTGTCATCGGTGATATAATCTCCGTTCTTGGTCACATATACGAACCGATATCCGCCAAACTCTCCGACAGTCGGATACGGATCAACATATTCAGTTCCCCATGCAACGCCCTCTGCGATCTTCTCAGGCCTGTCAACTGACAGCCGGTAAATGTCGCAGGTAGATGTCTGCGTTGCTCCAGTCGGGGCGACAGGCTCCACAATGGCGATCAGGTCGTTATATGTTACAGTTCCATCTGGAACAATAGCCTGGTCTTCCCAGTGGACCTCGAAGTCAATAACCTGCTCATCTGTCTGGCCGAATCCATCCATGACCGTTGCAACGATCCTGTACTGAGCGCCGTCATCCAGGAAACCGACCAGGTCACCGTTGTCGATGCTGATCTCTGCTTCTCCTGTCTGACTCACAAGACAGACAGTCTCTCCCTCGAAACCATCGTTTCTTGTGTCGTCCGGTCTCTGTGTCTGATAGTCCTCTGCACGCTCTATGGCTACGATGGTAGTACCTCCGGAGCCCGCTCCTGTCACAGTGAGTGTCAGGGGCATCTCTGTCAGGGATAATACCTCTCGTTCATCCGGCAAGGTCACTGTCTCCAGTGAATTAGCTGTGATGGTGCAGACGATCGGCTCCGCTACAATGACCGGTACCGGCTGGCTCCAGTCATCTGACTGCTTGCCTGATGCGGATGTAACACGGACAACCAGGTTGTGGGTCTCCCCTGCCTGCCAGCCAACGTCATGTGCATTGATGGTCACATGCTGCGCTGATTCGGTCTTTGCGATCTCGGTGTATACCGGTATGTCATCCTCAACGGTCAGCTCTGCAATCACTGCGTTGGCCTGTGTGGTCCCGTCTCCTGTAGCATATGCCCAGGACGCTGTTGTGGACCCGCCTGCCGTGATGATAGCAGGAAGTACGGTCAATGATGGGATAGCCGGAGCAGATGCCAGGTCAATGGATGCTATGTGCGACCATGGGCCATATACAGCATCATCTTCGTTCTCATCGATAAGACGCACCCTGACATACCAAGTGACACCTGCTTCCAGTCCTGAGATGTTCCAGGCCGGGGCATGCATCTTGGAGATTGTATAGGTCTCTGGTTCGTCAGTGCTCTCCCATGCATCGGAATGATCTGCCCAGGACAGCTCTGCGGAATCTGCATCATCCCAGCTCCAGTCCCAGGTAACACGGATCGTGCCTGAGATTTCAGTGGAAGCTACAGAGATCGTCGCAGGTGCAACCGGCAGTGAGCCGTTGTCATATACAGTCGGGGATGTCATGGCCTTCTTTACATCATAGTACATGACTCCGTCCGCTCCTGTGGTATAAGTGTAGCTTCCTACGCAGGCATATACTCCGAAGGTGACTCCGGCCTCTCCGGTCCAGTCCGGACAGGTGACTACCACCGATGATGACCCATTCGGAATGATCCCGATATCCCGCTCCTTCATGGATGCGGTCTTGTAGGTGACCACAACAAAAGCACCAGGAACAACAGGATCATATGTGATTCCGACTGTTGCTGTATATGGCGGAGGGTTGTCCGCCTGCTGGATCGATGAGATAGTCGGAGAAGAAAGTCTTCCCATTACTACCCGCTTGGGCACTCCTCGATTGACGTTGTTGCTTGTGTCATGCTTCGTATTAACTCGGACAAAGAGACACTCATCTGTACCCACAACATCATCAATGCTGAACACTGCGGAATTTGTTCCGCCTGTGTCCGCCTGTTCTGCTGCAGATGTCCATGACACGCCACTGGCAACGCCAAGGTCGGCAGTAGGAGTGGTGATCGTATACTCCACAATGGTCTGATCGATGGGCCTTGCGTAATTGCTTTTGGCTGTCCATTTCACCGTTACCAGATACCCCTGACCAGTGGTTGCCTGTTGTACTGCAGAAATGATCTCTGCCTGATACGGCATAGCATAGACATGTTTTGCATAAACCCAGTCTGAATACCCTCCAGGCCCTCTCTGCCTTGCCCGGAATAACCTGGTATAAGATGCATCGGAGATGTCGCTCTCTGCGATCGTGAGAGAACTGGAAGATGTTGATGTCCCAGTCTGCCAGCCCCTCTGGGAACTGGTCCAGTGTGCGTCCTTGTAGCTGGTCGAGTTAAAGTCCTTTTCGAGGACCGTCTGCCACTCCATGTCTGTTGTCCAGTAATGGTCCGATGAGTCCGCATTATAAGTCCAGCTGAATACAGTCTGATTGCTGTGTGCTTCATCGAATGACGTGGACAGTGTTGGCTTCTTGGGCTTATTAATAGCAAACTGTTTGTTTGTCCAGTCGGACCATAAGAAGTCCTTGAACGAGACCCCTCCGCCCTGTTGCTGGGAAGTTGCCTGTTTGCGCTTGCCCTTGACCGACATGGACACTGCACTGATTGTCTTTTTTGTGTACGGATAGAACTGGCTGGAAGCTATAGTGACTGCTTTAGATGTCGCAGCAGTTCCGATTGAAGGATAGCTCCAATTAGTCGCCGATAAAGTGCGGTATCCGAACCGCTGGCCATCTCCATAATCCTTATCAGCTATTTTCCAGGACAGGGTAAACTTTGACCCGCTTCTTGCGATGGAAAGGCCTTTCGGAGGCCGTGTTCCATTTAATGATCCTTTAATCGTCGCCATTAGGCCATCCTCACCTCCATCCTCAGCTGTCGAGCAAACCTAGCTGCCCATTCCTCAGGGTTCTCTGATCCGTTTACAGTGATATTGGTTGTGAATGTGTTTCCTCCGGACGCTCCTCCCACAGCTGTCTTGATATCGCTCAGGAGATTAGATCTGCCGTAAAGCATTTCATCACCAGCTTCCCCAGCTGCGAAGAACGTGCTCTTGTCGAACATATACGGCTGAGACATAGCTTTCCGGAAGGTTACTGTAGGCACCTTCAGCGGAGTCTTCGCTCCGGCAACACTTACCGACTTCCAGGAGATCTTCGGCCGGATGGAGCCGATTGCACTGGCAATCTTCCTGCCGAGGCCTTTGAAGGCGCTCACGATAGACGATGCGATCCCGACGATCTTGTTCTTCGCTAACTCAATAGGGCTAATGATTTTAGACTTCACCGAATTGAAAACCCCGGCAACCTTGGAAGCCAGTCCAGAGAAACTCAGGTGCTTCTTGATAGTTTTTACTGTGGTGCTTACCTTGGAGGCAGCGGTCTTGATCGGTGTGATGATTTTAGTCCTGATCAGGTTGAAGCCGGAAGTTACGGCTGTCTTGATCGCATTGATCGCTCCAGTGAACGTGCTCTTGATTCCATTCCAGGCTGACACAATCGAGGTCCTCACGGCCTTCATCTTTGTGGTAACAGCCTTGGTTATTTCGTTGAACTTGGAAGCCACTGCTGTGGAGATTGCCTTGACGATTTTCTCGCCTGCCGGCTTCAGTGTGTTCTGTGCATACTCCTCTACGGATGTATCAATTTTATCCAGGAACTGCTGTCCGATATCGCTCAGTATGTCGATGGCCTGCCCCATGCCAGTAAGCAGTCCTCGAACGATGTCAGCACCGCAGAGCAGGATCTCAGGCATGTGGGCGTAGATCTGAATGGTCAGCGCCCCGACCAGCTTCGCAGCCGCAGCGATCAATGGGCCGATATTGTTCCCGATCGCTTCAGCCAGCTTGGAGGTCAGCTTCAGGCCGGTTTCGAACATTTTATCTCCGCCCTCGCCCATTAAGGAGTCTGTAAGACCGTTTATGAATTTAGTCGCTGACTTTGCCATGTCAGGGAAGGACTTAGTAAGCCCGACCACCGCAGTGGAGATCAGCGTGGGAATCTGGGATAAAAGGTTCCCGATCATTGGCAACAGGTTGCCGACGATAAATGTTGACGCAGTCTTGCCTAATGCTTCCAGCGCCGGCTTCAGCCCCTCTCCGGTAGTGAGGGCTCCCAGGACATTAGCAGCCGCTGCCTTCATCGAATCAAATGATCCGGAGAATGTGGACGCTGCTTCTTTTGCTGTGGTGCCTGTGACACCCATCTCTTCCTGGATTACATGGATAGCTGCATAGACATCGTCCAGGCTTGAGATATCATACTTCTGCCCAGACAACTTGGATGCATCCGCCAGCAGTCGCTCCATCTCTGTCTTCGTGCCACCATACCCTAATTTGAGGTTATCAAGCATGGTGTAGTTCTGTTTAGCGAAACCTTGGTAAGCCTGCTGAATTGACCCCATGTCTGTACCAAACTTATTGGCATTATCGGACATGTCTCTCAGAGCAGAATCCGCACTCTTCGCAGCCTTCCCGGTGTCTCCGTCAAGAGACTGGAGGAGGGATGCAGAGAAGCTCGTTACTGTCTCCATGTAGTCATTCGCAGACAAGCCTGCTGTCTTATAGGCATTGTTGGCGTTCTTTATTACGGTATCTGCATTTTCTTTGAAGAGGGTCTCAACGCCACCGATGGACTGCTGGAGCGCTGCGCCTTCCGCCAGGGAGTCCTTGATACCCTTGACTACTGCAGCGCCGATTCCTAGCCCGGCGATGGCGCCGATCATCTTCTTACCAAACCCAAGACCGGCAGACTCACCGGCTGATTCTATGCCGGCTCCGCTCAGCTCGCTCTTGATGGCTCCGCTGATACCCTGTGCAGATGGGATGATCTGGACATACGCCTGGCCTACTGTTGGCATTCTTCATCCCCTCCTTTGAATTTTTGTCTTGCCCTCTCATACTCTTCCGGAGTATTAAAGACGGCAATGTCACTCTTCTTATCGTTGTTGCCCAGGATGATATCCGTGAACATTGTCGGCATGTTCCTGCCCTTCTGACCGTTCTCTGTGTTCTGCCACACCAGCAGGGAGAGACAGTCTGCAGCGGAAGCCAACATCCATGTCACGTTGTCAACCTTGGCCTCAGACAACTTCATTTTGATTCTTGAATTATCCCTCAAACCAGCAGAAAGAGTCGCCACCAGTCTGACCGGAAGCGACTCATAAAATAAGATGCCATAAGTTTCTGCGAGGTCGCATATCAGTGCTCCTTCGTCAATGGCTATGTAGCTGGCGAGGGTTATCAGTTTTTTGTTTCTTCGTCGTGATTCTGAGCGATCTCAATGATCTCTCCGAGTTCCTGGCCAATAATGTCAGCAGGAACTCTGCCTCCGTGCTGTTTAGCCAGGTGCTGGTAGTATCGCTCCTCCTCATCCTTGTTGTTGAACATGATCCGGACCAGGTCAACAGTTCCGGTCACCTGTTCTTCCGGATCTGAAGAGTTAGCCATCTTGAATGCCCTCATAAAGAGGAAATCCTCAAGCAGTGTCTCATCAACCTTGAACTCAAATCCAGACGAAGTCTTCCCTTCTATCATTTGACCCCTCCTACGTCGTTGACGGCTCTACAATGTACTCGTAATGAGTATTGCCATTGCTGTCCGGAAGCGCTGTGATGGTGCAAGCATATCCTACTGCTGCGGAATCAGAGTATGTGATCTCGCCAATCTCAGTGATCTTGCCATCAGGAACAACGACACGCTTCAGGACTCCGTTCCTCATGATCATCTCGAATACCCAGCAAGCCTCTTCTGCTTCGTCAGCATTGGCCTCTACAGTGATGCCAGCAGTCAGGGTTCCGGTTACATTAGCAGATCCATATACAGTCTTGAGGACATCTGTGTTCAGCACCTCGATGAGGGTGAACGCAAACTGATCGTTCTTTTCTGTCTGGATCGGAAGAACGATGTCCCCACCCCATGCTTTAATATTTTCGGTCTCGGGGCTGTTGGTGTTAGTGAGACCGTCCTCGGAACAGTATCCCAGCGCCTTGAATGCAGTTGCAAGAGTAGAAGTTGCATTTGTCGGAGCTGTGGTTCCGAGTTCTGCCCGGTAAATGGCACCGCCGACTTTGGGCTTGCCCGCACTTACATTTGTAACTGTGCTCATGCTTTACCTCCTAGTAGTAAACGATGTCGAACACAGCCTGGTATCTGTATACCTTGGAGGATGTGTCCGAAAAATTATAATCAGTGTTCAAGCGGACAGCGGAAACATCATCACGGGTGACCATGCTCTCCATAACATCTTTTAGTCTCTCGTTCAGTTCCGCTGCCGCCAATAAAGAAGGCCCGTACGATTGAATTGCAACCGTCGAGCCCTTGATATGATTTGATTTGTTTGATCCGGTCTTGTCGATCATAATGAATGTTTCGGGGATGTCCTTCGTTGGCCTCTCAGCGACAACAGGAATGCCCGATAATTGTTCCGTAAGATATTCAATTATAATTTTCTCGATCATTCCTATCACCTCAATGACTTTAGGAGAGTGTTATTGTCAAAGTTGTCTCTCCTGGCTTTGAACGTGTCCGGGTATACAGCATAACCGGACCTGTCCTTGTAGTTCCTGGGCTCAACAACATACCCCTCGCCGGCAGCCGCTGCGGTATCTGTCGCATGCTTGCCACACTCCGCTGCAATCTCCGGAGACTTCAGAAGCTCACGAACGCCGGCTTTGTTTAGCTTGAATTTTTTCAGAACTGCTTTAGCCATAGCGCTCCACCTTCACCCTCTTGTTCCATCCGAGAGGAACATTGTCTCCGATCCATTGCTCCGGCATCCCATAGGTCCGGAAAGTCTGGTCAAAGAACTGCACCGTAGTATCTGTCCAGTCGTTATCGTCACCCTTGGGGATGTACAATTCGTAGGCCAGATGCTTGCCGTACAGCTGGAGATCATTGACCACTGCTTCTGTCCCTGCCGGACCGACCAGGACATTGTCCACAGAAGTAACGGTCTCCGTATAGGTCGGACGATTAAAATCATCAGTTCCGGATTGTACTCGGACCGTCAGCAATACCGTTATGCCTTTAATCATTCGGTACCACCACCAATTCTTCTACGGGACTGTAAGAACCAATCTTATTGCCGACACCGAGCATGCTCTTCTCCAGCTTGCTCAGGTATAACTCCCCGGCTGATCCGCTTCCGATCGTCCAGCTCTGGGAATATGGTCCGGCTGTCGTGGTTCCCTGGGAAGCCCCCATTGGGACCGCAGGTGCTCCGCCGGAATCTATCGCCCTGCGGACCATCCGACAGACCACAACTGTCTTTATGTCAGTCCCCGCATTGGGAGCATATATATCAACAATGAGAGAGGCCTCTTCCGCTAATTCTGATGCCTTGGATTGTTCATCGGCTGTCAGCTCACGAAAGCCGGCCTCAATCTGCTGGATAGTCGCATAAGATCCCATACGATCACCCCTTCTTCTTTACGGTTTTCCTCTTCTTGGGTTTTTCCGGTTTGGGCTCAGGCTCTGCGAGTTTGTTCCCCCGCTTGAGATAAGCCTCAACCCGGTCGTCCGCTACCCATATCTCTACGCCGGTAACGGCGCTGATCATTTTAATCATTAGGCGCTATGGGTTCTTGTTAACTTGTTGAAGTATGCGGTCTCAGCCACGAATCCGATCTCGATCTCAGCACGAACAGCGAACATATTCTGCTGGAAGAGGTTGATGGTGGTATCTGTACCGACAACAAGTGTTGCATCTGTAGAGTAATCGATCTTTACGCCTTCAACTACGCCGTACATAGCATGGTTCCAGTCACCTGCGAAACCTACTACATCCGGAACAGCAGGATCGGTTCCAGCTGCTGCGGAGCCTGCCTTGTATGCTGCAGATCCAAAGTAAGTCGGAGCGCCAAGGATTCTCGGAACTGTGCCCTCGGATACATTGTTGATGAAGATAGGTCTGTTCTGCTGGTCAAGAGCATTTAAGAGCATGCCTCTGCCCTGAGGGGAGAACACATAACCGTTAACGGTTCCGCCTTCTTCGGAGATGTCAACATCAGCAGTTACAAGTCCGCCATATACGGAAGACTGTAAGGATGCAGCGGTTACGGATGCTAAGTTGTCAAAGTTCGCAAGGGAACCAGATGCCGGTCCGAAGAATACTGTCTCGTCGAACTTCTTAGCCAGTGCCAGAGGGAGACGTGCGATCAGTGCGTCATATAAGGATGCAGCGTCACGTCTGAACTCATCGGAGAACGGAACGATGACTGCCAGCTTATGAGCCTGCATGATCTTCTTGTCGAGAGTCGGATTGGAAACTGCTTTGCTTCCTGTCTCGGAAACCCATGCTGCTGTCGGGTCGCCTGCGATGATCGGGATCTGTGCGCCTCTGCCGGGCAGTGCAATCTGGCGAGCCAGCTGCATAACCATAGATCCTTCCTGAGTTTTCTGTAAAATTTCGGTAGATACCTCATTGGGTAACTGAATGTTAGTTCTGTTTGTGGCTACTCCACTTCCTACAATAGACATAATTTACCTCCTAGTTTTGGGAATTGAACCATTCCGCAAATTGTTCTCGTGTTGTTGATTTCGGAGAAGTACCTCCTGGCTCCCCGCCGTCATACACTGACGGATATGTCGATGGCCGTGCGAACTCCTTGATGGATTCTGCCTGGGCCTTGCATGCCTCCTCGGTGTCTCCTGTCAGGAGATCCATTGGCACGCCTGTCGCTTTAGATACCTTCGCTTTCATGTCCCGAATCTCGTTGGCCTGCTTCAGTTCAGTGAGTTCGGTCTGGACAGCATCAAACTGTTCCAGCCTCTCATTGCTCTTGGCAATCTGCGACTGCAACTCCTTGATCGTCTCCTGTGCAGTCTGGTGTTCCGCCTGCAGATCCGTGAGTCCCTTCTTGGCAGCATTGATGTCTGAGCCATTGATGGACATGATCTTGTTAATCTGTTCCTGCGTTGCTTCCGGGAATAAGCCGGTGATGTCTTCTCGTTTCATAGAATCCTCCTTACGCTTTTTA